TAGGAGGAACAATGAAAAAAGAAAACAAGCAGTATAAAAGCGAAACCAATCAGAAAAACCCTACAACCAACTACCCCAAGGATTCACACAAGGCTTTTTGCAATCGGTGCTATGAGGGAAACAAGCGCTGCATAAACACCGGTTCAAAGCGAAAAGACCGGGATTGTAGGTTATGAGGGGGTGCGCCCATGATTTACATAGGCATTGACCCCGGCAAAACAGGTGCGCTTGCTTACATAAAAGAGGACGTTGTAAATGTCATGCCCTTTAACGAGGACATCTACAAGTTTACTCTCAGCAATTTAAGCATACTTGGAGCCGAAAATATCCGCTGTTGCGTCGAGAACGTTGGTTCAAGGCCCGGAGAGGCCGTTTCCCGCGTGTTTAACTTCGGCAAGAACTTCGGGTATATTCTCGGACTACTTGAAGCTTACCATATCCCATACGAGCTTGTAACGCCTCAGAAGTGGAAAAAGGTTTTTAGCGTTACGGCAGACAAAAACACAAGCATCGCCGTCTGTAAACGGCTTTTCCCGGGGGTGTCACTTCTGCCCACGGCATTGAGCCGAAAGGATAATGACGGCATGGCGGAGGCTCTGCTTATGGCAGAGTATGCAAGGAGGAAAATGTGAAACCAATAAAATATTTTGTCATATCAGAGCGCGGCTTGGCTGCTGTCGGCTTTGCTTGCCGCATGGCTTCCAACCAGAGTAACCCCAATATGAAATCTGACCGAGAAAAAGAGCTTGAGGTAGAGAATAAAAAGCTCAAGGCGGAGTGCAACGCATGGCGCGAGAAAGCCCTTGCTTATAAGCTGCTCTGTCAAACCTTTGCGGCGGACGGGAGGTAAGCAGATGGATATTTACACTCTTCTTGAACTCGCTGTAGGGTTCCTTGGTGTAATCGCTCTGGCGGCAGTGCTTTGTTATAACACCCGCTGCGTGGAACTGAGCGAACAGCGGGAAGCCCGTCGGGACTTCGCCGATGCGCTTCCTTGGGCTGACCCGGAAAAGCTTATCCTTGACGCAAACTTTCAGCCGATAATCGTCGCCCGGAGGTAAGACTATGGAGGTTAAAGGTTGTCCGCATTGCGGAGGAACTGCGGAGTTGACTTTCAAGCTCCCTGTGTTCGGATGGGGAGGCTGCAAAATCAAATGCTTATGTTGTGGTGCAGAAATGCAAGACACGAAGTTTACTGAGCAAAAATTTGATGAAAACACCAAAACTCTTTCTACCTCTGCCACACCTGAGTCTATTGCTGCTTGCATAGAAAGAACGGTGGCAAAGTGGAACAGGAGGGCATAAGGTGCTGATTCCTTTTGATACAAAAGACGGGAGCCTTGTTAGCTATACCGGAACACAGCCGGGGAGCTATGAAGACGAGAGGTTTAACCGTGGCCGTTGGGTCTGGAAACAAAACTTCGTCTTTGAGGATGAATTAGTATTCCTCGGTTTTTATCGTGGCTGTTCTTCTGCTGGTTCAACTTTCAAGAGTCTTCGTGATGGCAAACAATATAAGGTGTTTCTCAAGGATTTGGCGGCTATAATTCTCTCTGATTCATTGCGGTCTGGCGTAATAAGCGGCACTTTCACATTTGTAAAACGTGGGGCTAATTATGGGCTGCGATTGGTGGAGGTAGATGCCCATGAATGAAGACAACGTAATTGTTATTTTGCAAGAGGCTGTGCGGAGCGCGATTCTTGAGGCCGCTACCACTGAAATGAACAAGCATAAAGCTCAGTTTGAGTTTGAAATGCAGAAAGTGAAAAGGGAGGTTGTAAATAAACTTACAAATTCCGTTCAAATAGCAGCTTCCCGTGACCTCCCGTCTGGAGAGTATGTAATCCAGATTCGCATAAACGGAGGTAACGAGCCATGAAAGACAGGCTTGAATCGCTGATGCTGGATTATGAGTTAGCGTATAACTCTTTCGTGTTTGATAGAGGTCGCCTCGCCGACTATCTCATAGCCCACGGCGTAACTGTTGGATGCCGTTGCCTGAGCTGCCAAGGAGCTGAAATAATGCGTCAGTTAATACCAGTTTTTGCAGTTATTTTTATTGTGTTCTACGGAATAATTTACGATATTTTGAAAGGAAAGAATAAAGAATGAAAAAATTTATAGCTATAGTCCTGGCCCTTGTTCTGGCCCTGTTCAGTGTAACTTGCCTTGAGCGTGTAAATGCCGGTAACGTCGGCGTGGTTTATTCCACCAAGGGTGTTGAACAGGAAACACTTTCTCAGGGCTGGCACTGGGTATCTCCCATAAAGAAAGTCAAGCAGTTTCCCATTTCTCAGCAGCAGATAGTTTTCAGTAATGACCCTGCCGACTACAACGAAAAACAGCATGAGGACTGGTCTATAGATGCTCCCGCAAATGGTGGCATGGTAAAAATGAACCTGACTGTGAATTACAGTTTTCAGGCTGATAAGGTCGTTGCACTCTATACCCGCTTTAATGGAATGAGTGGCGAACAGCTTGTTTCAAACTACATACAGAACAGCATTATTGCTTATGTCAAAGAAGTAACTCCCCGTTTCTCTGTCATGGACATATACAGCGAAAAGAAATCTGAGGTCAACAAGGCTATCACTGATTACCTCAATGAAAAGCTTTCCGATGAATACGGTATCACCATTCACAGCGCTCTGATTATTGACGTTGAGCTTGACTCCGCACTTCGCACAAAGGTAATGGCCAAGGAACAGGCAAAACAGGACGCAGAGATTGCGGAGCTTGAACGCAAGACTTCACTTGCCAAGGCAGAAACTTCCCTTGCTATGGCAGAGGCACAGGCCGAGATTGATAAAACCAAGGCTCAGACTGCCGCAGACGTTGCCCTTATAGAAGCACAGGCAGAGGCAGAAGCCAACAGAGCTATCGCCGAGTCCATTACTCCCGAACTTATCCAGATGAAAGAGGCGGAAGCACGTCTTAAGCATGGCTGGGTAACTGTGCAGGGCGCAGGCACTGTAGTAGCAAACAAGTAACCAACATATCTCCGTCCAACACTTGGGCGGAGATAAAATGAGAGGGAAAGCATGAGTCAGATAAACATATTCGATGAAATTATCGTAGACAACTTTGCTGGGGGTGGTGGGGCTTCTACTGGTATTGAACTTGCAGCGGGGCGACCCGTGGCAATAGCGATAAATCACGACCCAGATGCGATACTTTTACATAAAACCAACCATCCACATACGCTGCATTTGCAAGCTTCGGTATGGGACATTGACCCGGAAAAAGTGTGCGCTGGACGTCCCGTCGGTCTTGCATGGTTTTCCCCAGACTGCAAGCACTTTTCTAAAGCAAAAGGTTCTGCGTTGGTAGATAGGAAAATCCGAGGCCTCGCGTGGATTGCATTGCGTTGGGCCGGGACTGTGCGTCCGCGTGTAATAATGCTGGAAAATGTAGAAGAGTTTCAAACTTGGGGACCTGTGAGAAAGGGAAAGCCAGTTAAGAAAAAGGCTGGACAGACTTTCAGAAAGTTCATCCGCCAGCTGACGGAGCTTGGATATAACGTGGAGTTCCGCGAGATTGTAGCTGCAAATCTGGGCGCTCCTACCACACGCAAAAGGTTTGTTCTTGTGGCGCGTTGTGATGGTAAACCTATCGTATGGCCAGAAAATACACATGCGCCCAGAGACAGTGAAGAAGTGCGAACCGGAAAACTTCTTCCTTGGCGTTCTGCTGCTGAGATAATTGATTGGAGCCTCCCAAGTTATTCAATCTTTGCAAGCAGACAGGAGCTAAAAGAAAAGTACGGTATAAAAGCAGTAAGGCCGCTTGCAGACAACACTTTGCGCCGTGTTATTCGAGGGGTTGACAAGTTCACAATTAAAAGTGGAAATGCTTTTCTTGTCGAGTGTAACCATAGTGGAGACGGCCACCTTAGAAGCGTTGAATCTCCGGCGAACACCATTACCGGAAAGTATACCGGAGGGTTATGTAAACCCGTGCTTGCACCTTTAACGGTTACTAATACCAGCAATTCCGTTGGTAGCCAAGCATGTGACCCAATTCACACGGTGACAACAGCGGGAAACCAACTGCTTGTATCAGCAAGCCTTATGAGCATTGGCCACACAAAGGGAGGGGACAGGATTCGTGACATGCGCGAACCATCGCCTACGACAGTCACAAAGCAAGAGGCTTGTATTGTAGCTGCAAACCTGATTCAGTATCACACTGAGCAGACGGAACACGCAAGGGCTTCGAGCTTAGAAACACCGATAAACACAGTCGATACCTCTAATAGGTATGGTTTGGCCTGTGCAAATCTCGTTGAGTATTACGGCAACGGAAACCCTTTGGACATAAGCCAGCCTATGCACACTGTCACCGTTAGAGACAGGGAAGCACTTGTAGCGGCGCATGTTGTTAAGTTCAAAGGGCAAGAACTGGGGCAACACCCAACAGACACACTTAACACTATTACGGCAGTAAATGAGTATGCACAGTGTAGTGTTGTTTTAGTCAAAGCTGTAGGTAGCAACCTTGGGCATTGGCCAGAAATCCGGGGTCTGCTGAACAAGTATTGCGGGTATTCATTGGCGGACGATGAACTTCTCTTGCTGATAATCAATAACACTGCGTACTACATTGCAGATATAACCTTGAGAATGTTATCCCCAAGAGAGCTATATAACGCTATGGGGTTTCCTGAGGACTACATAATAGACTATGACTATATGGGAAACGAGTACAAAAAGACAAAGCAAGTCGCCCGGTGCGGAAACGCTGTCTGCCCACCATTGGCAGAGGCTATGGTACGTGCAAACTTCCCAGAGTGGTGTGGTTCCAAGATAACAACTATGGAGCAGCTTGATAATGCGATAGCTGTGTGAGGTAAATCTATGTATGAAATGTTTTACCGGGGTAAACGAAAAGACACAAAGCAATGGATTTACTCCGGTTCCTTTGGCCGGGCGCTCAAAGATAACCTCCATGCGCCCGAGTATTTCTTAGGCTCTGGCCTGCCTGCATCGACTTACTACGATGTTGACGGGAACATAGCCTATTTGCAGCCGCAAGGCGGGTGTTTGCTCTATGCCATATTGCCCGGAACGCTTGGTAGATTCATCGGGGAGCATGATAAAGATGGTCGCATGATATTCGAGGGCGACATATATGTTGCCGTGACTCCCAGAGCTTCAACCCCTAATGTGGGTGTGGTCAAGTATGAGGGCGGTGGATTTTACCCCTTTGCCATTCCTGGGTATGAGTGTTCGCTTGACCCGGCTGAATGTACCATAATCGGCAATATACACGATAACCCAGAACTGTTAGGAGAGATAGCGTATGTTTAAGAGCTTTTTCAAGATAGCCCTTGTCGTGCTGCTGGTAATAGCCATGCTGGCACTGTCGTTCATGTTTACAAGCGGACTTGTTTACCTTATCTCCCTGTGCTTTGATTTCACTTTTACATGGAAGCTTTCAACTGGCATTTGGCTTGTATTGATGCTATTGGGCCGAGTGCCGCGGACGGAGGTAAAAAATGGCCATAGTCATTGAGGGGCTTGAAACCCCGAAGAACTGTTATCGGTGCTTGCTTAATAAGTCACTGACCGGTGGAGGATTCTGCCGGGTGAAAAAGAAATGTGTCCCTAATCCGGCTACGCGCCCGGATTGGTGTCCCATAACCAACATACCAACAGATAAGGAGAGTGAAAGCCATGGATAATCATTGCTGTTTGGACTATGAAGAGGGTGTATGCTCTGAGTCCTGTGAGTATGCCAAAGAAACCAAGCGTCACAAAGAGCTTGAGGCTGACGGGAAAATAGAATCTTCATTCTGGAATCATTGGGGTAATTCCTCCCGCTGCAAGAAGTACCCGAATGACGGTTAAAACATACGGGGAGTTTATGCGTGCCCTCGGCAATATTGAGGGTGCTGCAGCCTGTATTGAGCAGGCCGATGTATCAACTTATCTCTACGATGTATGTACAGCTTTTGAAGCTACGATAAAAGAAGAATTGGAGGAAGATAGCAACGAAAACGAAAATATTGCGCGTGAAAGGTGACTGGCGCGAGGTCGTTGACGACTGCCGTGCCACTGTGGACAAGCCGCCGCTTGGTAAAGAACCCAGTTCCGAATGGAAAAGGAAAATCATCATTGCCGAGCATGACCCCATCAGGGACATTATCATCAAGTTTTCTTGGCATATCCCATATTGGGTGGCCATGCACTGGAAAACTCACATTTGGAGAAGTCGCACGAACACCCAGCGCAATGACCGACAGTCAAAATATGACCGAGCCAAGGCCCCTCAAGATGCACCCGTTACCTTTGTAGGTGACATGAACACCCAGCACGGTATTGATACCATGCGAAAGCGCCTTTGCAGAAAAGCAGCCAACGAGACAAGGGAGTGTGCCGAAAGCCTCAAGGCTGAGCTTGGTAAAATCGAGCCGGAAATCTCCGACAGTTTTGTCCCCAACTGCGTATATCGCGGTGGTTGCCCGGAACTTGCCCCATGTGGTTGGTATACTGAAAAGCTCAAGAAACACCCGGAGCTTGCAAGTACAGATATACATGAGCGGTACAAGGCGTATAACGACATATTTTACAAGGAGGCAAGGCTTGAAAACTATTAAGATATATGACCTCACCTTTAAGCGCACAGCAAGGTTTGCCCCGGAAGAATACAAGGTATTTGACAAAGCAGGGGACGAGGTCGCTTATGTCAGACTCAAGGGCGGTGTTTTGCAAGTTCGCATACACGGCGAAAAAATCAACGGCGATTTTGTGAGTAACTGGGAGGTTTCTGACATCAGCATGTTCCACACCCCGGAACGCCGTAACAGAGAGCTTACAAAGGCCGCAGAAAAGATTCGCGAGGTAATGGAAAAGTATGGAACGTAAAGAGATTCTTGAGGCTGCTGAAAAATGTGTGTGCGGCGACAGAGACAAAGACTATGGCAATCCTGAGAGAAGCTTTGCTGTCATTGCCAACTTTTGGACTGATTATTTCATGGGCAAAGGCCAAAAGGTTTTGATTACTGCACACGATGTAGCCGCTATGATGGTTCTGCTCAAGGTAGGACGAAATGCAACCGGCGTTGACAAGCTGGATAACTGGGTAGATATAGCTGGTTATGCAGCCTGTGGCGGGGAGCTTGTTCTGGATTCTTAAAATGGCAAAATACGGAAAAGTATTATGGACGGACGCAGATGTCCGCTGCCCGTTCTATTTATCAGACGATAGGACACGCAGGCAAATCGCTTGTGAGGGTCTTATGGATGATATGGACACTATCAGCCGTTTCAAGACTACTGCCTTACAGCAAAAACACATGGGTACATATTGCGTAAAACATTATCTGCGCTGCCCCATTTACCAAAATACCTACAATGCAAAATACCGGGAGGACGATGAATGAAAGAGACTTCCAAGCACGGCGGCGTTCTGACCGTCGAGACAATCCGAGAGGCAAACAGGCAGTTCAAAGAGAATTGCTTAAAGTGCGGTTTTCCCAGTGAAGAAAACCTTTTGACCTCTGCAATCTTTATGTCTTTTGATGCTTTTGTAGAGTTTCTTGAAGCTATCGCCGAAGAGAAGCCCGGAGAAAGGAAAACTATGGACTGTAACGCATTTGATTTCAACGAGTATCAAAAGCTTGCCGCAAGGACAATCGGGGATTTGTCCCCGGAAGATATGATGGAACACGCTAAAAGTGGTATGGTTTCCGAAATCGGAGAGTTCCACGGCGTATTCCAGAAATACTTCCAAGGCCACGGAATAAGCCCGGAGCATCTGCAAAAGGAACTGGGGGACTTGCTTTGGTTTATTGCTGAGTTTTGCACCGGCATAGGCTGGAACATGGGCGATATTGCAAAGCTGAATATAGAAAAGCTTTACGCAAGATACCCGGACGGCTTTACTGTTGAAAACAGCCTCCACCGCGCCGAGGGTGATATATAAGGAGGTCTAATGGACTACAGACAGTTCCGCCTTGATGCGGGGATTTCTACCAAAGACATGATAGAAGCTGTCCGCGAGATATGCCCCAAGTATTCCAAGGCTCAACAGAGCTTTGCAGACCAGCCGGACAAATACGGACTGTGTCTGCTCCCCTCAATAGAAAAGAAGCTCATTGAGCGTTTCGGGCCGGGTGCAGCTGCGACAGTCACAAAGTCAAAGCCGAGACGAACAAAGCCCAACCGCTTTGTTGTATATCTCTCTGACGACCTCGCCGAAAAGGTGAAAAGGATCCGCGCAAGAGAGGGAAGCACCACACAAGAGCTTTTGCAAGACTTAATTGAAAACTGGCTCATTACAACCGAAGAAATGTAAAAAGAAAGCACCGGATTTTTCCGGTGCTTTTTCTTATAGTCCTTTGACGTAGCCTGCAAGCAGCTCTTGCCATGTGACATTGGGAGCCTGAGACTGTTGCTTTTTGTTTGATGAAATAACATCGCTAACAGCCTGCTTGAGATATTTGAGGTTAGTGTTTGAGCTTGTTCCTTTGTTTGCAATGCTTCGTACTGCTGAAACCGAATCGCCAAGGTCGGCGGGTTTCGTGCTACGGCTCCAGCTGCGCCCACCATATCCGCCATAACCACCGCCTGACTTTTTCGCGGCTTCTGCGTCTGTCTTGGGCAGAGCTAAACCGGTGAGGTATGCGAAAAGGTCAACGTCCTCGGGTTCGACATAATCCTTGTGGAAGTAATCGTTTGTCTGTTGTACGATTTCTTCGTCCAAAGGATATTTCTTGTAAATCTGATATACAAGACTGCCGCTATAGCCGAGGGCTTCGCCGGCTGCAACAATAGTTGCTTTGTTGGGGGTGTCGCTGGTTTTGGTCCGGTCTACATAGGTTTCAATCTTTGACCAGTCGTCAAAGCTGATGCCCTCAGTTTGGGCGGCTTCAAAGCGGCGTACCACAGAACGGCGCTTGCCAGTATCTGCATAAGGCAGATTTTGAGTTTCAAGAGCGGCGATTTTCTCAGCGTCAGTACCCTTGTATTCCTTGGCAATGACTGCTGCGTCAGCTGCACCGGATGAAGCGCCTTTAAGGTGCTTGTCCTGTTCGCCCTCCACCAAGTTCCTTATGCCGATTGCCTGTTCTGCGTCCATGCCGTAGACTTCACTTGCAAAACGCAGATTCTTGAACCCGGTTTCGTCGTCCAGATTGTCACGTGTTGCTCTGTCTATCGTGGGGAGTGAGGCCAACAGTGCATCTACGGCCTTGTAATTGGGAGCTTTGTTATTCTCGTCTGCTGCGTCAACATAGGCTGTCTTGGCTGACAGGTAAGCGGGGAGGTCTACGAGCATTGCTTCGTCGTCCCAGTTAGATGCAGCATCTACGTTGTTTGCTTCCTTAACTTTCTTCAAAGCTCTGTCGTCTGCAAACTGGTAGAGTTGGCTGATAACCTCTGCTCTTTGGCTATCCTCCAGCAAGCCGTATTGTTCGCTTTCCATGAAGTCAGACACAAGCTCAAGCTTCATGTTGCCGCTGTCTTTGCTGTACTGCAAATATTCATCTGCGGTCATAAGCTTGCCGTCGCCGTACACATCGGACCGGCTACGCTTTTGAGGGAACACATTGGGGAAGTCCTCAGTGTCTTTGTTGTCCTTGTAAAGGCGCTCAAGCTCTGCGTCAACTTCTGTGCTTCTGTCCTTGCTGCCGTAGGTCGGGTTCAGCAGGGCATTGAAAGCACGAATAGCGGTGTTGCCGTTGCTCTGTGTTCTGCCCCAAGCATCGACATAGTCCTGTTGGTGGTAATCAATACCGGGAGTCTTTGCAGCCGCTTGGCCTACCTTATACTGCCACTTGCCCAAGAATTTATCAAAGTCGGTTTCCTTTGCGGTATATGTGGTCTGGCGGTTTTCTTCTGTGAATTGCTCCAGCTGTCCAAGGAGACTATTGGTAATGCCTTGGGTCATAAAGCTCAGTATTGAGTTTGCCGCGAACTGCATTACTGCATCAGAGTCGCCGGACAGTGAGGAAAGATTATCAAATGCGTCATTTACGCCGCTGAGCATGGACATTTCAAGCATAGGGTCAGAGACACAGCCGAAGATGGCCATAATATCATCAGGGGAAAATACGCCGTCGCTTTCGTCAAGCATTTCTTGGAGCTTAACACCCATGAAGAACGGGACGGCATTAGGAGCAAATTGAGCCAGGGATATGTATGTATCACCAAGCTTTATGCTGTAGTCCATCTGGCCTTGGGTGCTTTGGAAAGCGGCAAGTTCGTCGTCGTCCTCGCTGCCTCTTGCAATGCCGCCTTGTGCCAGCAAATACCCGGCAATGGCAAGCGCGGAGCCTGTAGCAGCTTTTGAAATATCATTGATTACCGCTGCTGTGTCTGCGTTGCCTTGCTTGGCCTGTATACCATCATAAATAGCTTTGCCAACTCCAAGGGGGGAGTATTCAATAGCTCTTACGGCAACGTTTGCAGGAGTCTTTCTAAAGGGAACAATGCCCTCAGTAATGGTTTTGACTATTTCGGGAGTGTTGGGACCTCTGCCAAGTTGGTTTACAAAATCAGTAACAGCGTTGTCGTCTCTGAAAGTAGCTTCCTGTGCTTCTCTCTTTGCAAACTCTCTGGCCTTTTCCACAAAGGAAAGGTTTTGTCGTGCGGTTTTCTGTGCTTCCTTGATGCTTGCAGCCTTTGTGCTTTGGACTTTGTCGGCTGCAAGATTTACTGTTGCTTCTGTGCCGCTGTGTGAGACAAAGCGCACGGCATAGGTGTTAGTGCTGGGGTTATAGCTTTGCACATATCCATAGTTGCCACGGTCTAAAGCCTTTACGACTGTGCCGTTTGCAATAGGCCGTTCAAGCTCCATAGACTTGGTAGGCTTGTTGTCTGCCTCGGCTACCATTTCATTCCACTTCTCAGCAGTTACGCCGTGAGCTTGCAGATAACCGGCAAGAGCATCTGCATAGTGAAACTTGAGGAAAATTGCGTCTCCAGCTTCCATGGCCCAGTTAGTGGCCTTGCGGTATTTTTCAAGAACTCCGGGCAGAATTTGCCTTTTGTCTTGTATGCCTTTGCTTACTTGTCTGGAAACATCGCTGTATTTCTGTTCGCCCTTGACGTCTTCTTTCACAAGCTCAAAGTCTTCCTTTGCAAGCTTGCGAAGTTCGGGGGAAGTGACAAGGGAGGTATTGCGTTCATATTTGCCGCCTGTTGCTGCGGCTGTTGCCAGTTCGGCTACGGCTTGCACTTTTCTCTTTGCAACGGTAGACACAAGAGAAATTGTGTTGCCGGTGATGTTTCGGCCCTGTGTCTTGAAGTTGCCAAGCATGTTGAGGTATCGCATGGCTGTGAACTTCTCACGGAAAGTGGCAGGGATTTGGTTCGCTATAGTCTGCTCAATTTCTTCCATGACGGCATCACGAGTAGCGTCGTCTGGGGCATTGGCGTAGCGCTCAAGAAGTTCGTCGCTGACGATGATTTTGCCGCTGTCATCACCACGGCCAAGGTTGCGGTTTTTTCTCAACTGGCCTTTGGTAAGGTTCTCGTTGAGGCGTTCCACAAGCTTCTGAATAGACAGTGTCTTGGTTACGGGGTCTGCCTGCCTAATCATGCGGCCAATCTGTGCAAACTGGCCTGCTGCTGTGAACTCAGCGATTACGTCAGACATAATGTGTCTTGCACCGTCGAGGTCGCCTCTGCGTGTCAATTCATTGGCTACGCTCTGGGCTGCTACAGCGTATTCGGGGGCAAGTTTGTAGCCAGTCTTTGCAGCGCCCAAGGCTTGTTCGACCTTGGTTCTTGCTCTTTCAAAGCCCTCAGACATAATGGCGTCTGCCTTTTTCTGTACCTCTGCATTGGTAAGCTGAGTGTACATTTCCGGGGCTTCCTCAAAACTGTCTCTAAGTTCTTGCTCAACGTTCTGATTTGTGCGGATATTGGCAGAGCCGCCGCGTTCTCTGATAGGGCCTGCGCCCATTGTTGTTTCTGCTGTGGTCTGAGCTTGGGTCGGCTCAATAACGCTTTGCACAGGGGCAGAAACGTTACTTGTTGCCACTTGCTCAACCGGAGCTTGTTGCTCTTGAGTGTTAAACTCGCTCTGAGGCTCGTTTTGGGTGGCTTGCTCTGTGGCTGGGGTAATTTCACCGCCTGCAACTGTGGGGGCTTCTTGCGCTTCCTGTGCCGCTCTCAGCGTGGCGTTAGCCTGTGCGTCTTGTCCGCTTGCAATGGAAGCTATGGAGCCAGCACCGCCAAGAACACCGCCAATGAGTGCATCATAGAGCCAATCAGTAATTTGCTCGTCGGAATAACTCTCGCCAATGCTCTGGCCGTTGTAGATGGTCTGGAGCAGGGGAGCGATTGCGCTTGTTGCAAATTCCTCTGCGGCTTCACCGCCCATGCCTGCAAGGGCGCGGAGGACAGTTCTACCGGCATCGGTGTTTGCAAGCTTGCCGATTGCTTTCTCTACAAGTTCATCGGCTGCACCTTTGCCGTAAATACCGGCAAGGCCGTTTGTGACCTTTTCAAAGGCGACTTCTGCAGCAGTGCTTGCAGCGCCGTAAAGAACTTGCTTTTCGTAGCTTGCGCCGTCGTTTCTTGCCTCAGATGCACCAGCGCCAAAGGAACGGGCGACAAGAGGGAGCATAGCACCGCCGCCGGTGGCGGCTCCAAGGGCTGCGTCTCCTAACAGCTGTGCGCCTGCTACACCGGCATCTACGGCGAACTGGCCGATTTTACCAAGTCCGTCTTTTGCTCTGCTTATGTCTTCTGCGGCAGAAGCGTTGATTGCGTCTGCCTTGTCATAGATGCGTTGAGTTGTTTCTTGCAGGCTGTCATTTTCGAGAACACCGGTATAAACGCCTATGTCTCGCTTTATGTCGTCAACGGTAGCCTGTGCGGCTTTTACGTTGGGATTTTCTGTGTCACCATTATACTTTGCGGCAGTTTCGTCATAGACTTTCTGTGCGTTGTCAAGGCGCTGTCGCAGTTCTTCACGTTCCCGCTCATACTGTGCCTCTGCACCGCGAGTGCCGCCCTCATAAAGAGTACCGGCAGTATTGATAAGGCCAGCGCCATATTGTTTGGCTGCGCCCTTGACAGTGTCAGATACACGGTGGGGCATCTGCTTTTCCTTGTCTGCGGCTGCACTGAAAATCTTTGCGTCTCTCAGTGCATCATCAAGATAGGATTTAGCGGCCTTAACTTGGGGAGCGCTTGCATCGTAGCCGTATTTTTCAAGCGTAGCGCCGTAGTCAACCTCGGCTTTCTGAGCTTTTTTCTTGGCTTCGTCGGCTTCCCACTCCAACTGACTGTAGCCCTTGAGCTTGTCCTTTTTGCTGCTGTCGTCGTCAACAATAGTCCTGGCTCTTTCGGTTGCGGTCTTTACTGCATAGTCAGCAAGATAATTTTGCCTTGTGGAAGAATTGGCAGTACGTCCATTGCTGCTTGAACCAGTGCCGCCGCCAGTGCTGCCAGTACCAGCGCTGCTGCCGGATTTCTTGGTAGTTCCGCCTGTGCTTGTGTTGGCCTTGTAGGCTGTTGAAGTGGCTTTTGCACTGCCCTTTGATGCAGAGGGGACAGAACCGGAGGAAGACTTGCTCCCTCCGGAATTGGTTGTGCTTTTCGCGCTGCCAGAAGAAAAGCCGCCAGAGCTTATGAAGTTTACTATGGATTGGATTAGGTTAGCCATATATTACCTCATTAGAGACGTGAGATTGTGTAAGAGGGGGAAGAGCTTGCGCTCTTATTGCCAGCGGAATTTATTGCGTTTGCCTGACTCTGGGTGAGTCCGGTATATTTTACGCCGCCTGGGCCGTAAGCTGTGAACGAACCACCGCCGCTGCCGCCATAATATCCACCGCCACCGCTGCTGCCTCCACCGGAAGAGCTTTTTGCTACAGCCTTGGGGTTTCCGTTTTCGTCAAGGTTGTAGTTGATGGGGCGGTTGTTTACAAGGTTGTCTCTCTGGCCTGCTGTGATGCGGCCTGCATTATATGCAAGTTGGGGATTCTGAGCGGCCCAGATATAAAACATGTTTTCGGCTTCTTCTTTGCCGTAAAGTGCCTCATAGCCAGAGAAGTCGCCGAACTCAGCAAGAATCTGTGCGTTCTTAAGGTCAACGTTTTGTGAGTTCTTGAACTCTTCATACAGAGCAGCGGCCCTTTGATAATCGTTGTTTGCGATAGCCTCCGCCACATCAGACTGATATTTAGATTCAAGCAAAGCCATCTGACGTGCGGCCTCTGCCTGTGCTTCGGACTCAGATGTACGCAGTCCGCCGAAGTCTCTTTGATACTCGCCCTGTCTTGCAAGAGCGGCTTGAGAAGCAGTACCGGTGTTTATGCCGGTTGCAGCTGCTTGACGATTGAAGTTCTGGCGGTTTCT